TGTTCCTGATGAGGAGAAAGAAGAATACGAGGCTTATAAGCAATATACCAAACAGGCAAAGACCTATCAGGAGGAAGAAAATCGCAGGCGCGATTGGTTTCAGAAGAAGACTGATGATTTGTTTAGCGGAGAATTTAAAGGTTTTGAGTTCGAGCTTAACAATAAGAAAGTCAAATTCACTCCCGGTGACTCTGCTGAATTGAAAAAGATGCAATCTAACCCTGCAAACTTTGTATCAAAGTTTTTGGATGAGAATGGTCTTATCAAGGATGCGGAAGGATATCATAGAGCTTTGTCTATAGCTATGAACCCCGACAAGTTTGCCAAGTTCTTCTACGAACAGGGACTTGCTGATGCTACGGATGATGTTACTAAAAAGATTAAGAACATCAATATGACGGAGCGAAAAGCAGTTCAGGTGACTAATAAGGGTGACTTTCAGGTAAAGGCTGTAAATCCTGATTCAGGCAAAAACCTGAAGATTCGCAGCATAAAAAGAATTTAAAAACTTAAAACAAAAAAACAATGGCTATTTTAGGCACCCCCACTTACGCCCTGCAACCATCAGCGGAGCAGGTTGCGTTAAGTACAAACTACATTACTCAATTCGACTTCTTGAATCAGTATCTGCCTGATACTTATGAGAAAGAATTTGAGCGTTATGGTAACAGAACGGTATCTTCATTCCTCCGTATGGTAGGAGCTGAAATGCCTTCTAACTCAGACCAAATTAAATGGGCTGAACAAGGTCGTTTGCACATTAAGTATGTTAACTGTACTAGTGCTCAGGGAGCAGGTAGCGATACTGCTACTATTGCTGTAGCTGATGCAAATGTTACCTACATTGCAATCCGCGTTGGACAAACCGTATTGATTCAAGGACCTACAGGTCTTTACAACAAAGGTATTGTTACTGCCGTTCCTACTGCAACAACTTTTGATGTTGCTTACTACGAAGGTGGTGGTCAGACTTTTGCCGCAGGTGCTACTTGCTCTGTATTCATCTATGGTTCAGAGTTCAAGAAAGGTACTAACGGAATGGTTGGTTCTTTGGAAGCTGAAGACGATATCTACTCTAACAGCCCAATTATCATCAAAGATAAGTACGCTGTTAATGGTTCTGATATGGCTCAAATCGGTTGGGTTGAAGTGACTACTGAGAACGGAGCTACAGGTTATCTGTGGTATCTGAAATCAGAGCACGAAACTCGTCTGCGTTTTGAAGACTATCTTGAAACCGCTATGATTGAAGCCGTACCTGCTGAAGCTGCTTCAGGTGCTTTGGCCGCAGGATTGAAAGGTTCTGAAGGTATCTTCTACGTAGTAAACAACCGCGGTAACGTATGGGGCGGTGGTACTCCTACAACTTTGGCAGATTGGGATACAATCGTATCTCGTTTGGATAAGCAGGGTGCTATCGAAGAGAACGTAGTGTTCGTAAATCGTGCTATGAGCTTCGATATCGACAACATGCTTGCTACCTTGAATGGTTGGAGTACAACAGGTGCTGCTAACGCTGCTTCTTATGGTTTGTTTGACAATGACGTTAACATGGCCTTGAACCTCGGTTTCAGCGGTTTCCGTCGTGGTTATGACTTCTATAAGTCAGATTGGAAATACCTGAACGACCCTACAATGCGTGGTGGTATGGTTACAGGATCTTTTGCAAATGGTACCGTTACAGGTTTGCTTGTACCTGCAGGTTCTACTTCAGTATACGACCAAATTATGGGTAAGAACGCTAAGCGTCCATTCTTGCACGTAAGATATCGCGCTTCTGAAGCTGAAGACCGCAGATACAAAACTTGGATTACAGGTTCTGCGGGCGGGGCTCAAACTAGCGACCTCGATGCAATGGAAGTCAACTTCCTTTCTGAGCGTTGTGTTTGTACTCTTGGCGCAAACAACTTCGTATTGTTCCGTTACGGTTCATAATCGGTTGGAATATAAAAAAGGGGCGCCCCACATGCGGCGCTCCTTCTTTTTCTTAATTAAATTAAATCTTAAATAAAATGGCACAAAAAAACATATCTACAGATAAGATATACAGGCTTAAAAATGGCAGCCCACTTTCTTTCACTTTAGCATCAAGAAACCACGCGAGATTCCCTCTGCTTTGGTTTGACGAAAAGAACAACGTAAATAAACCTCTCAGATACGCAGTAAACCAAAAGTCCCCATTTGAGGACGAGCAGGATGACAACGTAATCTTAGAGCCTATTGTATTTGAGGACGGACTATTAAGAGTCCCTAGAACCAACCCCGTACTTCAGCAATTCTTGCACTACCACCCACAGAATGGTATTGTTTTCACTGAAATTGACAATGAAAGAGACGCTTCAGAGGAAATAAAAGACATCAATATAGAAGTAGACGCTATGATTGAGGCGAGAAAGCTGACTATAGACCAATTAGAGATTGTCTACAGGGTATTGTTCTCTAGAGACCCATCTACATTAACTACGGCAGAATTAAGGCGTGATATCTTGGTATATGCCAAGAAAGACCCTGAGCACTTTATCAATATAATTGAAGACCCTACATTGAAACATCAATCAAAGGTTAGGGTATTCTTTGATAAGGGACTTTTAATATTAAAGAACAATAGCAAAGAGGTATGGTTTAATACCCATTCAAACAAGAAGAAGATGATGAACATTCCATTTGGTGATGATCCATTCTTTGCGGTAGCCCAATACTTGCAATCTGACGATGGCATAGATTCGCTTAAATTATTGGATAGTTCACTTTAAATATACTGCTGAGAGGAGCCTAAAAAGTTCCTCTCTTTTTTTATATCTTTGTATGAAAAGAAACTGATGATAAATTCAGTAAGAAATACCGTATTGTCAGTATTGAATAAGAACAATTACGGATACATATCTCCATCCGACTTTAATCTGTATGCCTTGCAGGCTCAGATGGAAGTGTACGAAGAGTATTTTAGCAATTATAATAAGATTATAAATAGCGAAAATAATAGGATGTCAGGCACTGATTATGCCGATATTCGCAAGCAAATAATGGAGGTTATAGAGCAATTCTCTGTTACAGATTTCCTGCATCCTTTTGACTACGACAACCCTGATATAAATAGAAATAGATTCTACTTGCCATCGCTTACTACTACAGGCAGCGAGGCATTTATGATTAATAAGATTGTAGGGTATCCAAATGTTACTGTTGTTGGCGTAAACGATAATGTTTTAACTAATTTTCTAATAGATTCTACCGCTTCTTTTGTTGGAGTTGTCAATCAAGGTGATTTTGTAATCAATTGGACAACGCTTCAGTCTGCTATTGTATATACTATAGTTAGTAATACTGACTTAATTATAAGCGCAGATATATTCCAAAATGTGGGCGACGACTATTACATTGTGTCGGCACAACAGTATAAGGAATTGGAGAAGGTGAACCTGTCTAAGATAACTATGTTGAATCTGTCAAATCTGACAGCGCCAAGCAGTTTGTTCCCTGTGTTCACGCAGGAGGACTATTTGATGCAGGCGTATCCTATATCTAGCACATATGTCCTAGGTAAGTTAGGTCAGATTCAGGCGCAGTACTTTAGGTACCCTAAACCACCAAAATGGACATATATTACACTTGCAGGTGGCGAGCCGTCTTTTGACCAATCTCAGCTTGATTATCAAGACTTTGAGGTGCCACAAGAGGATGAGTATAAGATAGCTATGAAGATTCTTCAGTATTGTGGTATATCTATCAGAGAAGCAGAGGTTACTCAGTTTGGTATGGCTCAGGAGCAACACGAACAACCAACATTCAGTCAACAACAATAATAACAGATGGCATATATATCCCAATATCAGTACTATACTAACAATGGCAATACGCCTCAGGATGCGAATTGGGGTTCGTATCAATATGTATCCCTGTATGATATAGTCAACAACTTCATGTTGATGCATACGGGCAACCACTCTCTTATTAATAACGAGGAGAGGTATAAAGTATTGTTTCACGCAAAGAGAGCTGTTCAAGAATTAAATTACGATGCTTTTAAGGAGATAAAGGTTCTTGAGTTATCTGTTGTTGACAACTTAAGATTTGTATTGCCATCCGATTTTGTTAATTGGGTAAGGATTTCTCTTTATAAAGATGGATACCTTAGACCATTGACGGAGAACATTCAAACCCTTTCATCAAACGCATATCTTCAGGACAATAATGGCAACATCTTGTTTGACCAAAATGGGAATATTCTTCAGCCTCAAAATTCAAATATTGATTATGACAGGATTATGAAGACCAAGAAGAGTATTTATCTGAATCAAAACAGCCCATACAATAATCAGTTGGGTTGGTGCGTAGATGGTCTTTGGTATTTTGATTATACGATAGGCACTCCGTTTGGTCTTAATACAGAGACTGCCAACTTTAATCCTACTTTTAATATTGATAAGAAGGCGGGAGTTATTAACTTTGATTCGTCTATGGCGGGAGAGACATGTATTCTTGAGTACATCTCAGATGGAATGGAAAATGGGGACGACTCATTGGTAAGCGTAAATAAGCTATTTGAGAAATATATCTATGCATACATCCTATATGAAATCATAAGTTCAAAATTAGGAGTTCAAGAGTATATTGTAGCTCGTGCAAGAAAAGAGAAAAGTGCTTTGCTGCGTAATGCTAAAATTAGAATCAGTAATATCCATCCCGGTAGACTCTTGATGAATCTGCGTGGCATGGACAAGATTATAAAATAAAATATGGCAGATATTACAAGGAACTTTACGGCAGGTAGAATGAATAAGCTCATAGATGAGAGGCTTGTTCCTGATGGTGAGTATATAGATGCCATGAACATCAGAATGGGCTCTACCGAGCTGTCTGAGGTTGGTGTCATAGAAAACACCAAGGGTAATATCGCATTGACTGCATTGACCTATACAGACGGGACTCCATTGAGTATTGATGCTGTTTGTATTGGTTCTATAGCCGATAGCGCACATGAAACATTGTATTGGTTTGTTCACGACCCAAACTTTCCTGTTGGAGCAACGGGCAAGTTGGATTTGATTGTTTCATACAATGTATTTACAAACATACTAACGTATCACGTAATTAGTATTGACGATGGGAATGGTGCAGTAACAACGCTGAACTTCAATCCAAAGTATTTGATTACGGGAGTCAACTTGATTGAGAATCTTTTATTCTTTACTGATAACTATAATCAACCAAGATTTATAGATATAAGAAATAATTATAGCAATCCTGTTGCTGACGTAGACCAATTCAGCGCAGAGTCTATTTTAGTTATAAAGAAGCCACCTACGCAGTCTCCTACAATACAGCCATTTATAACAGGCGGTCAGCAGAATTATCTTACAGAAAGGTTTATATGCTTTGCCTACAGATATAGATATGCCAATGGAGAGTACTCTGCTACTTCTCAATGGTCTGAGCCATCATTTGTACCAAACCCATTCAACCTCAGCATTAGCAGTGTACTTAATGAGGGTATGGTAAACTTCTGTAACGCTTGTATTGTAACCTACAATTCAGGCGGTCCTCTTGTTGTTGGTGTCGACTTGCTTTTCAAGCAGTCATCAGGTGGTATCATTAAGATTATTGAGAAACTGAACAAGCAGGAGTTAGGATTGTCTGACAATACAGACTATACGTATACATTCACCAATAGTAAGATATTTACTGTTCTGCCTGATTCAGAGATACTTAGATTGTATGACAATGTGCCTAGATTGGCTAAAGCCCAAACTATAATGGGTAACAGGCTGATGTATGGCAACTATGTTGAGGGGTATGATATGATTGACTTAAATGGCGACCCAACAAGATTAACTTATACAACGTCATTAGTATCGCAAGAAATAGGAACGACTAATGTACCTGACTCTACAAGCTCAGGAAACTATAGTATTGATGGTGCGGTTACTGTCGTTGATTCGGTGCTTGAGTTAGATTTGACAGACGCCAATTTGGTACAGGGTTCTGTATTGTCTTTTGATGTCACTCTTACTCACGCTCAGTTTTCAGGGCCTGTTACCCCAACTGATACTACAGCTAACTTCACCGTTAGCTTTGCTTTCTTCTTACCGCAGAACTACGCTTCTGTTTCCGACATGGTAAACAGCGTTCAGTTCCAAGATGCTATCGGTACGAATACAAATACACAGACGGTGTATCCATCGTTTTTATCATGCGATGGTATAACATTCACCGACAACATAAATTGCGTAACGCCAATGACATTGGATACGTATACCAAGTATGACTATGGTGTTACTCCATTGGCTAAGCATATTGTGGCTACTGCTACAGCAGGCAGTCCGATTGTGAAGATTCAGTTTGCTGCGACTAAATATGCAGACACAGCTTCTCCTACAAACTATGCTTTTGAGTATTATAAAGTAGTATCTTCTGAGGCTACATTCCAAGAGATAGCGATGCCAAAGAGTTTGCATAGTAATAGAGACTATGAGATTGGTATCGTTTATATGGACGAGTTTAACAGGTCAAGTACAGCACTTGTAAGCCTTAACAATACCGAGCATATATCATGTAGTCTGTCTAGTTACAAGAACTCTATTCAGGTTACAATACCTACCTCACAGATTGCTCCTTATTGGGCTAAGAGATACAAGTTTGTGATAAAGCCTGACAGAGAGAATTATGAGACCATATATAGCAACTTATTCTTTGAGGACCCCGACAATAATAATGTATATTTTTACTTAGAGGGTGAGAATGCAAGAAAGGTAGAGCAAGGAGATAGATTGATTGTTAAGTCAGATAGTAATGGTCCTGTATTTAATTGCGCATACGCTACGGTTCTTGAGAAAGAAACAAAAGCAGAAGGTTTTATAACTCCTCTATCAGGCTCAACTCCTCCCGCAGGAGTTTATATGAAGATTATTCCTAGCGAGTTTGCTGCTATAGAAGACCCTAATGCAATAATAGCTCCCGGTACTATACAAGTAGATGAGAATACGCCCAATGAGTGGCCATATATGGACTACCCAATGAACATTGAGGACCCATCTACACCGGGTATGTATATAGACTATACTATACCTGCGGGCAGTAGGATAAAGCTATATATTAAATTCCAAAGAACAGGAACAGGTGGCGGTGCAGGACTTTGTGAAAAGAGAGTATATATACTAAATACTGTATTGGTTTCTTCTGCCAACTACGATAATATGGCCGATTGGTTTATCGGAGATAATGTAGAGTTGATATTAAACACAGGAGTTCAGGATGTTGGTGGCGGAGGATGTCCCATAAATAATACTTTTTATGGTGTACAAACTATTCCATCTGCTACATTCGGTCCTGTTACAGGTGAATTGTGTAATAATCATTTTTTCTTTAGAAGAAGTTCAGTCACAAATAGATTGGTTCTTACCATTACGGGTACCGAAAGATGCCCGGGATGGACAGCTCCTCCTAGAAGAAGATCAAGTATAATAACAGACATTGAGGTATTCAGAGCGGAAGGTGCTTTCATATTTGAGACAGAGCCTTCAGATGCTTTGCCTGATATATTCTACGAGAACAATCTTTCTTTTGAAATAGATAGCAATGGTCAGCATATGGGTAATGTACAGGACCAAAACTTTGGTCTTAACCAACCTGCTATAGTTGACACTAACTTTTTCAACTGCTTTGCTTTTGGTAACGGAGCAGAGAGTTATAAGATAAGAGACTCTATCGTAGGAAAACCATTGAGCTTGGGACTCAGAGTTACTTCAGTATCCGCTCAGGATTACAAGGAAGCCAATAGATTTGCGGATATCACATATAGTGGTATATACAACCCTGAGACCAATTTTAACAAGCTAAATGAGTTTAATCTTGGTCTGCTTGACTATAAGAACTTAGAGGTTTCTTTTGGACCGATATACGTATTGGACGGGAGAGAGACTGACGTATTAGTATTGCAGGAAGACAAGATATCGTATGTATTGGCGGGGAAAAACTTGTTATCAGATTCTGCGGCAGGCGGTGCAATCACATCAGTACCTGAGGTGTTGGGTACGCAAATAGCGAGAACTGAGAAGTATGGCATCAGCTTTAACCCTGAGAGTTATGTTCAGTGGGGATACGACAGGTACTTTACTGATGCTAAAAGAGGGGCCGTCATTCAGTTGGTTGGCAACTCATACTCTAACGAGCAGATAAAGGTGGTATCGGAACAGGGTATGCGTACTTGGTTTAGAGATGTGTTTAATGCGTCATTTAATACACAGAAACTAGGGGGCTTTGACCCTTATATGAACGAATATGTGCTTTGCGCTACAGATAGAGACTTGCCTGTAGATGACCAATGTTTGGAGTGTGGGGTGTCTCAGGTGTTTACATTGGCTAATGGCGGACCTAAGATGGAGTATTGTGTAGACTTGGGCCCATTGGTTGGAGACTCTACTATAACTTGGAATGTAATAAGCATAGACCCCGGTGCTAACTTTAGTTTTGATATAACTTATAATGGTACTACTGTTTCTACGCCGACTACTTCTTCTAGTGGTTCATTTACATTTACAAAAGACTTTAATTATGTAGAGATTGCTGATATTGGTATTTCATACACGGGGTCTGTTGTTTTAGATGTAACCGTAAGTTGTCCTGACCCTCAAGAGATGACAATCGTTCAGATTGTACTTACTAGAGATGCTGATTCAGGAGATACCATACATGCCGAATACTTTTATGCGGCAGGTACATATGTGTCACCAACGCAATCAAATTTGGTTCTTTTTGCTAGCGGCACATCCAATCCTTTGGTGTCTGCGTACAATATGTTTACAGGGTATGCGGGTGCAGGTGGATTCCCTCCTGATGGAGCTACAGTTCAAATACAAACCAATAAGATTGGATTTGATACATATAATTTTGACATATTAAGCAATAAGCTGAGATACTATAGAAGTGGTACGCTATATACAAATACTCCTTCTAACATGAGTACTTTGCTTGCGTTGTCTACAGAATCAACTCCTATATTAGGCGGTCCAAATACGTATTACTCTGTATTTGCTGTTCCTCCTTCAACGTCAGGTCAATATCTTTATTTGATATATGACCTTAGAAGCTCTGTTTCATCAGAGTTGTGTTACCACCCCAATAGCATTGACGAAGTTTGTTGTAATTGCGCAGATTGTTTACCTGAAGATTGTGCTACTTATAATGTTACAGCTCCTGCGGGCGGAGGAGATGTGGAGATATTATTTAATAATGGGTTATGCGGAGAAGTTACTCCTTATACACTTAACGTATTGGACGGAGAAACTATTCAACTTTGCGTGAACAACAAAACGTATGAAATAATTGAAGGTTCGCCAATTATACAGGCGTTGTCTTGCGACTGCACTCCATGCGAAGAGTCATGTTGGACTTTTGCAATAGAGGGAATAGTAGGTGCTAGCGTTTGGATTGACTACATTGATTGTTTTAGTGGAGAGAAAGTGATAAAACAATTCACTGCAAGTTCAAGTATATGTACTCCGATAGGATTGTATCCTATTTTATATGATGGATTTTGCAATATAATATTGTTTAACGACTGCGGATGCTGTACAGATTCTACATGCTACACTTGGTACTTTACAAACAATAGTGCAACGGAAAGCGCTTCAATAAATTACACGGATTGTTCAGGCGCTCCTGCCACTGTGAATCTGCTTGGAGGCGCTAACTTTACTGTGTGCGGAACTCCTGAATACCCTGAGGTGACTTCGGGTAGTGTAACAATAACCTTTGAATGCTATTGTATAGTTTAATTATATGCCAATACCACAAACATACTACCTTAATGGTAACGACTTGCAGTCGTCGACTGCTGTATTTTTAGATGCCGCATTGACAATATGTGCTCCTGATGGATATTACTCTGACGGGACTGTGACAAGAAAGCAAATTTCTTGTGTTTTATCTACGGAATCTACGTGCCCATCGTGTTGCCACGACACATGCTCTCTTTGGAACTTCAAAAGTATCGTAGGTGCGTTCACGGTGAGTTATACCGAATGCTCGACAGGAGATGTTATTGAGGTGACATATCCTGACCCGACAGACGTGGATATTTGTGTGGTATATGGTACAACACCGACATTAGTATCAGGAGATGCTGACTTGACGCTTAAGAAAGAGTGCGGATGCTGCTTGACAACCTGCTCATCTTGGCAGCTTCAATCTTACGTGGGGTCTCCCGCTTCTTTTTTCTATAAAGACTGCGATGGTAATCCTGTAACGATATCTATAATCGAAAACGATTCTACAACTGTATGTGCTATAGACGGATACAGGCCTGAATTGATTGCAGGTGTAGGTACAGTATCTTTGTTTTCTTGTGAATGCTAAAAAAATATAAATGAGTTATACACTGACATATAGTAATGCTGTTGAGGGGTGGCCCTCGTTCTATTCATATTATCCTGATTGGATTATAGGGATGAATAACTACTTGTACACATTTAAAGGTGGCGACCTGTACAAGCACAATGTAAATAATACTAGGAACACATTCTATGAGCAGTGGTGGACTAAGTATGGCTCTCCAAGTAATGCATTTACACCTAGCAGGATAAAGAGTGTTATGAACGCCTCTGCATTGGATAATAAGCTATTTAAGACCATTACACTGCAAGGAGACAGCGTTTGGAGCGGAACATTTACAACTGATTTGCAATCATCAGGATTCATTCAGTCAAATTGGTTTGAGAAGAAGGAGCAGGCTTATTTTGCGTTCATACGAAACCAAGATGTGGGTGTGGCGGGATATGCCCTGAGGAGTCTGAATGGTATAGGCAATACGCTTACCGTTACAGGTGGTGGCACTGAGTTGAATTTCTCTATCAATCCGCTTATTGCGATAGGTGGTATCGTAAGCATTGGGGACTACATATATTTCGCTGTACCTCCTACTTACAACGTCACTTACTTGGCAGGTAAGGTGACCAATATCATACAGAACTACCCATTAGGTACCAATCAGATAGTAATAGATACAAGTATCTCAGGGACAACGCCTATACCGGGGAATGTGGTGTACATATTCTACATTAAGAACTCAGTAGCAGAGTCTCATGGCGTACTTGGTCACTATTGCGTTTTTGAGATGGAGAACAGCAGTTCTAGTAAGATAGAATTGTTTGCGGTCGAGTCAAACGTGATGAAAAGTTTTCCTTAAATTTGTAATATAAAACATAAACAAATGCAAGAAGCATTTTTGCCATTTTTATCAGCAGCGGTTTCTATTGGAGGAGCGGCTATGTCATTTTTTCAAGCTTCAAAACAAAGTAGATTAATGTCAGAAGCAGAAACTGCTGCGGCAGAGGCTATGGCTCAGGCTCGTAAGGACTTGGGTAAGAATTTCTATGCGGGATTGTCTATACAAAAAGAGCCATATGAGCTTCAAAGAGAGGCTATGATGGGTACGGCAGCTCAGGCTATTGAGGCAGGTAGAGAAAGTGAAAGGGGTACTGCTGCTACAGCAGGAAGGATATATGAAGCTGCGCAACAAGGGCAAGGCGACATAAGAACTCAGATGGGGCAAGAGTTGATGGGATTAGAGAAGTTGACGGCTCAAGAAGAGAGCAGACTTCGTGATATAAATGCTAATATAAGTTTACAGGAAGCTCAAGGTTATCAACAGATGGCTGCTGACGCTCAAGAGGCTTCGGCCAAATCAATTCAACAAGGATTCGGTGCGCTTCAGACAGGCATACAACAAGGCATTCAAATGATACCATTGTACCCTAAAAAGGGGGAGAAGAAAACAACACCTACTACCGATACAAATAATTTTGTTATGCAGAACAGACAAAATCAACCTGCATATGACCCATTTGGAGTAGGTACACTTGGAAGTTCTAATCAAGGTGGTATGTTGGCTCAACCATTTTACACATACCCTGCCAATCAGTACAGTTCAAATCCGTTGTCGCCAAATCAACCACCATACAATCCATTGACTCCAAACATGCCATCATACGCATCAAGTTTCTATAACCCATTTAATATAGGAAGATAACCATGCCAATAGGATATAAATACGCAGAGCGTTCAGCGGACAATTATGTGAATTGGGCCAAGATTGGTACCGATATGTCTACAATGCTTGCCGATGAGAATAAGGCAAGAGAAGATAAGAAAGAAGCGTATAATCAGGCTACGAGAAAAGTGCTTAATGATTTGGCAAATGCGCCTATGGGCGAGAACCAAGATGCAAATGGTGTTTTGGCAAAGGCATCTAGAGATTTGACTGAATATGTAAAGATGCAGGACAAGTTGTTTAAGGCAGGAAAGCTGAAGGAGATGGATTATGTGCATACTAGACAAAACGTCTCTGATGGATACAATAATCTTTTTGGCTTAGCTAAAGAACTTCAAGCTGATTATTCATCAAAGATGGAGAGATACAGGAAAGGAGATTCGTCCATTTCTGAAGCTGATGTTATGGCCATGATTGAATCATTGGGCAACATAGCCGACAGTCAGATATATATCAACCCGATGAATGGAATGGTGAGCGTGGCAAAAACAAAGAAAGAGGTTATTAATGGCAAGGAGGTTACTACAATGGATAACGACCCGAGCAAGATGTTTGCCGTTAATGAGCTTAGGAACTATATAAAGCAAAAGTTTGACAAGTTTAACTTAGGTGTTGTTGATGCTGACGTAAAGACTGTAGGAAAGAAAACTATGTCTATACTTACTCAGGGAACATTGACAAAAATTGGTTCTGTATTGTCTATAAACGACCCTGTTGTAATGTCAAAGTTGAATACTGACCCCGAGAAGAAACAAGTCACAGATTTTAAGAAATATGTGACAGACTTGGCAAATGTTCGTGTAGAAGGAAATCCATTTAATGCTCAGTCGATACTCAGGGATTTTGTTGGCTCTAACCCTGCTACAAATAAACCTTACGAGGTTAAACTTACCAATAAGTTTGACGCTGCTGAGGCTGCCAAGAACCCTAACGTAATTTACCTTCAAAAGCAGAGTAACGGCTCTCTTATGCCTGTCTTATCTGACGAGCAGAAGAAAGTAGCTAGAGACTTTATTGAAGAAAGAATCTACGCAGGTGTAGACCAAGAACAGAAGATACAGGCTACGGCATATAGACCGCAACCACAACAGCAAACTCAAGTTGGATACCAAAAAGAAATTGACATAAAAGATGCTCGAAACTTAGCTAAAAATATAGCTAATTTGCTTACGGGTAATGAATCTGAGGTGAAAAACTCAGCGGGATATTTTAAATTGGGAGATAGGCCTTCTTATGTTGAAAAAGAAAAACAAATAATTACTATATATGACAAAGCAGGAAATCCTATTGAATTTAATCCATCATCTGAAAGGCAAAGAAAAGATGCAGTAAGAAGAATGGTTAGGGGTCTTAATACAATGGGATTAAATGAAGATGATGTAGTTAATTTCGCAATGGATGAAATAGGCAATAAACCATTCACAGAGTCTTCTAAAAAAGTAGGATACCCATACGAGGCTCCTGCGGTTGTACAAGAAGGTTTGCAAGATGCTATATCAACATTGCCTACTGATTTATTCAATGAAGAGCAAGGATATGTTGCTACTGAAATAAATAAGGCGTTGGGTAAATACGGAGTAACAGCTAAAGCTATAGGAACGGGAACAGATGATATCGTTAGAGTTAGATACAAGGACGCAAAAGGTAAACCTATGAAAGTAGATTTATTAGCTGATAGATATGGAGGAGATGCCTCTGCCGAAAGAATAAGTATATTAATGAATGCATTAATTCCTGCTCCATAAAATATAAATAAATGAACGAGAATCAATTACAAGAGCTTTACAACAGAATATCTGCTGCTGATGCTACATACAGCAAGAGATACACATTTGACCAATTCAAGACCAATATGCAGGACCAAGCATATGTTGGTAAACTTAGTAGTTGGGCATCAAGCAGAGGTATTGATATACCAACAGAACAACCACCTGTTCAGCAACCACCCGTACAGCAACGCCCTGTTGCTAACGCATACAATGCCGAGGACCTTTTAAAAAAAAAGTCCATTCAATCGGTTTCGTCATCGGACCAATCTTCATCGGCATCAACATCAGAACAAAATGAAGAGGAGCCTAAGCCATTATACAATGTAGACTCTAAAAGATACGAGACTAAACTACCTCAGCAAAAAGAGCAAGAGTTTCAAAAATGGCTTGATTCGCAAGTTAAATTGGGCAGAATATCCCAAGGCGACTATGATTTTTATAAAAGAAATGGATATGGGTATAACTACGACTTTAGAGCTGCGTTTTTAAATAAAGATTCAGGAGGAATAAGTCCCGTAGATAATCAATGGCATTGGAGCGATTATGGTAAAAAACCAAATCACCCTACATTTTCAGTTGAGTCCGTCTATAATATGAGGGATGGGTTGCAAGGCGGTGTTTGGGGAGGAAAAGAAGGAGAAGATTTTATGGCTCCTTTTAAGCCGCAACCTGCCGTAAGCGAAGGCACACGGGCAGGCGTACCCCCAATCCAACAACAACAAAAAGTACAACAACAGATACAACAAAGAGAGCAGAAGCGTAATCTGCCTCAATTTGTCACTGAGCAAGTTGAAGGCGTTACGCCTGAATTGATGTCTAAGGAAGAGGAGTTTGTTGTGCCTCAGCTTAACTACAAGTTTGGCCCTCTTGGTTTCAAGTTTGAAGAGTCAGGTATAACCAACAACGTGACTGTTACAGCGCCAAACGGCAAAAAGAAAGACATACCAATCCCAACAAATTTATACCAAGACTTGACAACAGGGAACCCTGTACTTAGTGTATTAGGAAAGTTGTTTGGTTATGAAGAAGGACTTGAAAAGGAAGGTGCAGAGCCTGCCTCTGAACTGAAGATGTTCATCAGAGAGAACGCACAAAATATCAAAGACTTGGCTAAGTACGAGTCGATGTACAGAGGAGAGAAAGTCAAGTACGAAACAACAAAGCAAGCGGAAGATTCAATAAAATCAGCTTCTGACGAATACAATGCTATAAATGCAAAAATAAACTCTTATTCAAAAGAGTCTGCAATGGCAGACAAAATGTTTGAGGAACTAAATAAAGTACCCGAAGACCAAAGGGACGATGCGTACAATAAAAGATATGACGAAGCTATTGATATGAAACAGAGAGCAATAGCAAACGCCAACTCTATAGATGCTGACAGGTACTATGCATCTTCAGTAAAGTATAAGGATGTAGAAAAGTCAGTTGGTGATTACTTCATGATGAAAAGCGAGCAAGGCACATGGATAGGCGCATTGACTAGAGGCGAATTAAGAGGCACAGGAAGCCTGTTGGCAGGTGCTGTTGACCTAGGAGTAATGGCGGGTAATGTGGCTATGTATCCATATATGGCAGGTCAGCCTGAGATGGTAAGACAGAGAGACGAATTGAGAAGGGGCATAACTAATTTCTTCGTAGATAACTTTGGCGACAAGTCAACGACAGAACAGTGGACTGCTGCCATGAGCGAAAAGAATGTTGCCAATGCTGCTGTGTTGGGATTGGGTAGTATGGCCCCCGCATTAGCGGCAGGGGCCATCGCAGGTCCTATAGCAGGAGGTGCTGTGTTTGCTGCTCAGGGATATAACGATACTATGATTGAGGCAGAAGATGCAGGAATCCCTCCCGGTGAAAGAGAATTAGTTGCTGTGCCTGTTGGTATAACAATGGGCGTTGTAAGTGAGCTTGGCCTTGGCAAGGTTCCCGGTGTGAAGCAGTTTGCAAACAGAGTGACGGCTAAAGCGATGGGTGCCTTAGGGGCTGACTTTACAGCCACTACATTTAGGAACTTTGTACAAAACGAAGTTAAGAGTAGAATCGCAAGAGGTGCTCTTGTGGCAGGTAAAGGTTTTGTGCATGGTTTTGAAACGGGTGTAAAGATGGAGGCGGGTACAATTGGTATAAAGGAATTGTACAATCAAGTAAAAGACAGAAAGGATGAAGGCGGAAACTACATGAAGTCTTTCAATACTCCCGAAAGCATCGGGGACTTCTTTTCTCATTTAGTTGAATCGGGAATATCAATGGGTATAGGCGGAACTATATTGGCTTCCCCTGAGGTGTTGAAGTCAGCCGCAGCCAAAAACAACTTCAATGGAATAAGCGACTCGCATTTAGAGATGTTTGACCTTATGAGTAAGGACGATATGTTCAACTCATTGACTACACTCAAGGTAAAACAGGATATTATAGACGGAAAGATAACAAAAGAACAGGGAGAGTTGCAGTTAAGGTCCTATCAGGAGTTGGCTTCACTAATGAAGTCGCTGCCTGATGGTCTTACAAATGCGCAGAAGAGAAAATCTCTTGGGCTCCTTCAAGAGAAGGTGTTGTTGAAAAGTCAGATTGAAAAAGGCGACCCTGCTCTTACAAAGAAGCAGAGAGATAGAGTTACCGAAATAGATAACTTCTTGGGGCAGATATCAGAAGGGAAGTACTCAGAGGTGTCTGAGATTAAGCCTGAAGATGTAAAGGTTACCATCGGAGACAAGGTGATGTGGAACCCTGACGCTGCAAAAGAGATGGAGCAGTGGGACGTGGCAGAGGTAAAAGATGATAGTGTCATCCTAACTAAGGGTGAGGAGACGCAGACAATACCATTAAAAGAATTACAACAACATATAACTGATACATATGCCGTTCAAAAACCTACAACAAATGAAAGCGTGTTACGCGCAAAACAATCCGAAATGGGATTGCAAGAAGTGGTCGAAGGAGACCAAGAACTTGATGTCGTTAAGACCGAAGAGCAAAAGCGCAAAGAAGAAATAGAAACAGCTTTAGCTCAGCCTGATAATGGCAAAGGTACTGTTACCATTGGAGATCAATTAATAGAGAGAACGGCATTAGAAACTGAATTGGCTGATATAAACAAGAAGATGGAAGATTCAACAAAAGCAGCCGAGCCTGAAAAGCCAAAAAATGAAATAGAAGATTTGTTGGATGCCGATACAAGTCAGAAAGACAACTTAAAGAAGGTATATGACTTTTTGGATAGGATAGATAAAAATCTTACCGAAAAGACAAAATTTGGTGCAGCGGCTAATGAGTTTATGAGATTCTTTCCTCTTGAAACATTAAGGTTGGTTGTGAAAGGAGTAAAGGTATTGGTTGAAGGAGGTATGAAATTGCGTGATGCAATAAAAAAAGTATCTGCTGAAAATAAGGTTTCAGAAGATGATGTCAAGTCAGCATTGTCTTACGCAAAAGAAAAAGGCGATTTGCTTGAATTGCCTGACTATGAAAAAACGATTAATGAAATTCAGGACTACGCTGATTTCGCTACTAACAAAAAGGAATATTGGTCAGAAGAGGTTAAAAGTAGGACAGAGTCGTACAATAAATACGAGAAAAGCGAAAGGTATAGAAAAGGATCACTTACAGAGCAAAGACTAAAGGAAGATATACAAGAGGCCAAGAATGAGCTGAAGAAGTATACTGAAGGCAATCTTGAGGAGGCAATGAAGATATTAGAGGAGAGTGAGACATATAAATCAGCTTCTGATGTTCAGCGTGAGTCTTTGGTAAGAGATATGAGAGAGAGATTTGAGTTAAAAGAAAAGAAAGCGCCCAAGCCTGAGGAGTTGTTCGGTGATGTTGCTGATATTAATAAGGCGATGGAAGAGATTAAGTTTGAGTTTGAGGATGCCGAAAAGTCGAAGATATATTTAGAAGACAAGTACGAGAAGGCAAAGGCTGCATATGACGAAAGTGTAAATAAAGGTAAGCCTAGTGAAGCTCTTAAGAGAAACATGGACAAAGCCAAGGCTGAGATTGAGGAGTATAAGACAAAGAACATAGAGGCGGCAAAAAAAGCATTAAGGAAAACTGAGACATACAAAAAGGCTTCTCCTGAGCGACAGCAGAAGATGGAGAAGTACTTGGAGGATAGGTTCTTAAGACGTAAAGAGGTGCTCCCAACAAAGCTATTCGAAGGGGCTAAAGAAGGTGGTAAGGTTACTACAACAAACAAAAGGATTTGGGCTGAAAAACTTAAGTCTTTTTTCAATGGTATAAAAAGCCATGCTAACGCATTGGCAAAAACAAGAAATGCCATAAAAGAATCCATCAATGATTTGGCCAAGGGAGGTAAGATAACAGCCAAGCAGGCGGCTACACTCATAGAAAGAGCATCTAAGGTTAAGATATTCAATGAAGAATCAATAACAAAGTTTGTTGACTATGCATCTAAGCTGTTTGCTGATGCGGATTATGCTAGTAAACTTAACAACGCAAAGTCGCTTAGGAAGAGCGTTAGCAAGTTGTCAAGAAACAAAGAGACCAACTTGGACTTGAAAGAGATGGGCGAACGCTTCGCTGAGATTGACCCGTCAATGGTTGACAATATTGACCTGTACAATGAGAATGCAACAAAGATTGCAGACGCTATGAAGGCGTCGTTGGGTAGAAAGTTAGGCGAGACTGTTGTCATAGAGAAGATGTCTGACTACGTAAAAGAGACAATGGACGCTCAGATTGAGAAGATGACAGAGATAAAGCAGAAGCAGTTGGAGGAGCTTGGTATAGATGCCACCGATATGTCTTATAGTCAGATTGTTGAACTGATGAAGGCGCTGAAAGAAGACAAGCCGTTAACTGACGAGCAGGAGAAAGCTGCTAGGGATATTGCAAAGAAGCAGTTTGAGATGAATGCGGCCATAATAAACGAAATGATTGAGTCGGGAAAGGACCCATTCACGGGCGACGATATTGAGTTTACCGATACTCAGAAAAGATTGGTTAAGGAGTTCATGGATATGAACCTGTCTTATCTGTCTGTTAAAGAAGCCAATGCTGCTGCTGCTGCCTTAGACAACTTTATCACCAATGGTTCTACAGCAAAGATGTCTGTTATGGCTGATAGGTACAAAGGATTGGTTGAAACTAAAGAATTGTACGACAAAGGAGTAAGGGCAAAGTCATTGAAATCTATTATGCTGCTTGGCTTATTTCCTAAAACACTCGGTAGGATTTGGGCAGAAAAGATTGGTAGCGTTACCAATGTCATTGATAGGATATTCAGAAGCCCGGGGATAGCAGCAGAAGTATCAAAAGTTATTGGACTTACTGACGTCATAAATGGACACGCTAAAGGTGTTAGGGTAGCCCAAGACAGGATAAAAGCGTTTATAGATAAATTCAACAAGGGCGACTTCAACACAGCAGAAAATGATGTGGAGAGAGGTATGTATGCTGATTTGCTTAGAAGTACAGAAGGTACGCCTGAGCAGATAGCAGCAGAGTTCAATGCAAAGAAAGAGTCTATTAAAGAAGATATTAAAAAACTCAAAGAATCAAAAGACGATGACTTAATAAAGAAAGGAGAGTTGCATCAGAAGGTTTATGATAAAATAGTAAAGGACTCGAATAATGCTAAAGAGGTTAAGAGTAAAATGAATGAAAAAAATGCTGAGGCTATTGATTGGTGGATTAACGAATGGAGCAGTCATTTTGGTCCATTGTCTGAGCTTTTGGAATCAGTTTATAACAGAAGATTGGGCAAGGATTTGAACTATACTCCTAGAACAATAAAGTATATAAAGTCAAAGCCAAGAGAGATTGGTGAGATCGAGTCGGTATTTATGGCTAATAGAGGTGGTATATACACAGGAGAGACGGGCGTAATTATGGAGGCCACAAAGAATAAGCCTCCGAGAGATATGTATGTTGACTACTCTTTCAATAAGAACATGTCAGAGTCTTTGTATGACGCCATGATTGATATAAACACAGCTTCCAAGGTAGCCCGCTTGAAATCAGCCGTAGACTCTCCGTTCTTTCAGGCAATGTTTGAAGGTAGCAAAGACTATGACGTTTTAAGAAATGTAATCAGCTCTTATGTCAGAGATATGAGACATAAAACCATTTACGACCAATCAGAGTTGTCAAGTGGTATAAGAGCCATGAATAACATTGCTACATTGGGCGTTAACATGTCATTGTCAGGAGTAACTCAGCCTGCAAAGCAGGTTGTACCAATGCTTGGTAATACAATGACAAACGCAGGTGTTGTAAATACCATGAGTGCGATAGCTGCACTTACAAGAGGTGGGTTGGATTTTGTAAACAGGTCAGGAAGGGATGTTGCCGTTAGAGGACAAGAGTCCATGGTCAATATCAAAGATGTTAACTCAATGATTAAAAATGCTTCTGAGTCATTAGGCGGAAAATCTATAGACGCTATAGAGAACGCAAATAAGGCTATGCTTAAGTATACACTTAAGAATCCCGACGTTTGGGTAGCTAAAGCATCTTGGTTGGCTTATTATGAGAAGTATCTAAGGGACAATAAGTTGTATGAAACTGAGGCGATGAAAATGACTGAGAATGAAAGTAAATTGCTTGAAAAATATAATAAAGAAGCTGAGGAGATATTGAATGACCCCAATGCTCATGAAATAGATGTCGATTGGGCGGAAAGATGGAAGAAAAATCCATTTATTGAGCAAAGAGAAAGTGTTAAATTTTGGGAAAGAGAATATGAGCAAGACCCATCAGAATCAAATAAAAATGCAGTCTCTGAGTCAAAAGAATTGTACAGCGCTTTATTGAAAAGCAGAGGTATTCAAGTAGGTAAATTATCTATAGACTATACAACGCATAAGTTAAACGAAAAGGCTGCTGACTATGCCGACTCTCAAGTAAGAAGACAGCAGAACGTATCACTCAGAGAATTGCAAGGTGGTATGTTTAAAAGCCAAAATACTTTTGAGAAGTTGTTTGTTCAGACGCTCATGCCATTTTCAAACTTTAGGATGAACCAAAAGTCAAGGATGGGCAACGACATGTTTACCATATTCAGCGATGTGGCTACAAAGCAAGAGAAGTTAGACGCTGCTAGGTCATTGGCAGGTACAGGAGTAGAGGCTGCTATGTTCAATGGTCTAAGAGTTGCCATAGGTTATGGTCTTTGGCAGGTAGCAAATGCGCTTATTGGAAACGAGCCAACAGAAGAGCAGGAAGATAAGTACATGAACACCATGATTAAGAGTTCAGCAACAGGCGTTGTCAACGACTTCTTCTCACCACTGCCGCCATTTGACGCTGCAACATCTTACGGAGCTAACATGTTATTTGATATAACCCAAGACTTGGCTGACATAGAGGACAAGGACAAGCTGAATGTGTTTGATGGTATGTCAAAGCAAGACATAACAAAGGCATTTGGTCTGCTAGGTGTTGTGCCTTCAAGGATTGGTCAGACAGCAGAAGCTATCAATCTTTGGTCTACAGGAGACTTTAAAGACGACTTCGGAAGAGTCAAGAAGTTAAATGATGAGTCTAGAGACGCTATGGGTAACATGGCATTGATATCACTGTTGTCTTTGTCAGGGCTTGGTCTTGCTGAGACTAATACCATAGTTAAAGACGCCATCAAGATAATAAAGAAAGGCGCTAAGGTAGAATCAAAACTGACTCCTCAAGAGCAGAAGGATAAGGCCGAAGGTAAAAAAGAAAGACAAGAAACAAAGAAAGAAAAGATTAAATCAATAAATGTACTGATAGACCAACAAAACGACCCTGACGTGATAAGGGAACTCCTTAAAATAAGAAAGGAACTTGAAAAAGGAATGGATAAAAAAGAGAGGAGAAACGAAAAGAAGAAGATGGAAGAGCTGTTGCAGGGGTACGACTCTAAGTCAGACATGAAGCGTTATGACCCTGATTTATATGAAAGAACATTTGGCGAAGGAACTAAGTACTACATGGAGAACAGGGGAGAGATTGAGGCTGAAAAGAAATTGAGGGAGTATATGAGAGAGCAGGAAGATATAGAGCGTAATTACACTCCTAAACCGAAAAGACAGAGACTTAGATTTGAAAACAAGCGTACGCTTAGATTCAGAAGGACAGGTCCTTAATACCTTACATATCTGAGCGCCTTCTGCTTATGGTAATATGCCATTAGTTCAAGGTCATTATAGCTACCGGGGCGTGGAGTAGTCCCGCCCCACCTAACCTCTCCTACTAACTCTTTGGGGTCGCCGTATATGATACCATCATCGCAGGCCCATATAAGCCAACAGTCTGTGCGCTTGGCTAACAACTTCACAACCTTTGCTACTGACACAGGGAGTGGGTAGGCGTCCCGCATAAAGCGTATCCTACCCTTAACCTCTGCGTAACCAACGTGGGAGCCGTCAGTATCCAATATCTTGTAGTCTATGTCAAACTTATCCAACTTTTGGAATCGGTATGACTTCATCTCAGTAAACTTCTCAATAGCTTTCTTCTCCCTGACCAAGTCCTGCTCTGTCTCAAAAATCTTCATCCTCTATTAGTTTTTGAATGAATCTTATCTCCCTTATCAACGCCTTGGCGTCTACCATTGCCCTGTCATATTCAGAGTCTACTAGATGCTCGTAGAGTTTACTTACGATTAAATGCATATCGTTTGTCATATTCAATATGCGTACTGCTCTTTGATTATCTAGCTCTCTTTGGCTTTGCATGTCAGTTGCTTTAATAGCAATTGAACATCTCGTTTATTCGCCGCTCAATGAGTTTCTCTTCTCCCATCTTCGTTCGGCTGTCGATAAGTTCAATTATGTTTTGAAGTCTTTTATACTTGGTTCTATTGTGTTCAACATAATCTCTTATCGCCTCCAACTTAGCCACCTGCTCTTCCAATGCTACCAACTTCTTTGTCAGGTAAGAATCTTTGGCAGTTCTAAGAGGTCCCCTGTCCTTCATAAACTCATCCTTGCAGGTTATGTACTTGTCCTTGATGGCAGGGAATTGATAGAATATGTCGTCTACTATTGACATGTAATATACTATGGTCGTATGGTCCTTGTTTATAGACTGCGATATGTTTGTCACTGTATACCCTCTCTCTCTGAGTATCTTTGCGTATATCATCCTTGCATCCACAATCTCTCTAGACCGCTTCCTTTCCATTACATTAATCTTCATTTTTCTTTTGATAATTTCTTTAAGTTGTTCTGCTTCCAATTCGATTGACATTTTATTTAATTTAAGTTACAACAATCCTTTATAATAACCGCCGAATTTAACCTGTAATAATTTATTTAGCACCTCATCGTCCTCCAATATTTTCTGAGCGTACACAGGCACGGCGTATTTTGTGTACTCTGATGCATGAATTTTCCTGAATTTTCCATTCACCATAAACCCTATCAACGCCCCACTGCCATATTCGTTTATGGCATATACAGGGTATCCGTTGACTACTTTTCCTCCATACTCTACCTTATATTCCCGCTTCACAGCGAACCTCCTTGGGGTATCCTTTTTCTTCACACTGTCTATCTTAGGTATTATGTGAAGTATCTGATTCCTTAGTAACAGCTCGTCTGCGGTAAGCAACATGTATGGCTTTACAGTAACAGGAACATACAGCGGAAGATTTACTATGTCTCCGTAGTACTCACTACTGCTATCTATACACTTGTACTCGTTTACGACTATCGGGCATATCCTGACGTCATATATCGGCACAGGTGCATTTGAGTTAACTATCTGATTCTCCAACTCTCTTTGGTAGAACCTGTACTCGTCTATGTACTGATAATACTGAGCGTATGTTATATCCTTATACTTCTTATTGGTTTTACCAACAGAGAACTTTGATGCTTCAATCTTGGCAACCTCCCTTCGTATTACCGAAAACATTCTTCGTGCCTCATAAAGCATGTCAAACACACCCTCCCTTTCGCTGTTGCTGAGTACCTCCTGCGACCTTGTCTTGATGTATGCCCTGTTATTCTCATAAAAATTAAACACCTTCAACGCATTGTCATAAAGAGCTAAGCTGTCGTTTTCTGTCGGACACTCTACGTTGTTTCCGTAGGCGTCTCTACATTGAGAAAATGACAGGAATGACCATAGGATAAGGATTAGGGTTAGGGGTGTTTTCATACCCCAAAAATACTAATTCATTTTCTTTATTTCTTTGTACAGGTCGAACAGCGTCCAAGCGGAAATCGATATGCAAAGTATTGATATAGAAGACAATAGGAATAATATCATTTCTTTCATGGTTTATGTATTTCTGTCTTGATGCCGTGGTCATTTAACTCCCTCATTCTGAACTCCTGCAACTTGGATACCTTACCATTTGCTGCCTTCACCTCTACAAACAAAACGTCAGCGTCTTTAGGTATCGCCAAAAGGTCAGGTATGCCGTTTTTATTGGTCCTAATCAGCTTGATGACATAGTAACCCTGAGCCTCTAGCTCCTTTATCTTCTTGGTTTGTATCTGCTGCTCGGTCATTTCTTACTTGATTTGCCGTTGTGTCCGTTGCGTGCCCTGTTGGCCTTCTGACGCTCGGCAACCAATCTGCCTGACTTGGTATGGCTCATATCCTTGCCGTCACCATTGCCATATGTTCCCGCCTCTCTATTGGCCTTATTCAGCCTTGCACGATAGCGCTTTCTCTCAGGAGACGCTTGGTACTCCTTGTCGTACTCCAACTTGCGCTTCTTTGAAGCCTCCGACATGTTTAGTCTGTCATATGACGGGTGATTGCCCGCCAATCCGTTACGTTTACTTTTCATATTAATTTTTTGAAGTGAGAAAGCGTAAAGTCCTTCTTTTTAGTTACGGTCTTGTATATATCCATCTCAATGCCACCCTTTGAGAACACCCAAAAAACCTCGTTCTCTGCACGCTCCTTGGTAGTCATCCTATCCTTAGACTGCCAATAACTAGTGGCGCTGAAATCTATATTGTAATATACAAGATATTTCGCCATTTTCAAAGAGATACCCTCACGCCCCGAAACTATCTGCAAAGCTATGTTCTTTTTCGTTTCGTTAAATTCGTCTATGTCTGTGGTCAGGTCGTCGCCGAACACTGACTGAAGTGCTGACAGCTCCTCCTTGAACTTGTAGAAGATTCCTATTTTGCAGTTCGCAAACCGCGAACGGATGAACTCAGCCTTGGTGGTATCCAATACCATTGACTTTCCGCTCTCAAACTTTATCGTTCCCGAGCATAGCTGATGCACCTTCATCATCAGCTTTACAGGCGTGTCAGCGAGTATCAGCTCGTCCTTGCCCTCAATGACCAAGTCTCTTTTAAGCCTGTCTACGAGAGCCATAGTCGATGGCTTCATCTCAACCTCAAGCACATGCTCCTGTACCGACGATACGAATCCCGCTTGCGCCTGTGTGTATGAGATGGTGTACGTCTCCATAGCCTTCAAGATGGTATCCAATCCGTTTGAGTAGTCATTCATCAGCATGCCGTTTACTTTCTTCTGCTTTACCTTTACGAAGGTGTCAGCGAAGCGGTAGAAGTTGCTGAACGACCTGAATGGATTGTTACGTATGCCATATACCTGATGGTACATCTGAGAGTACGACTCAGGCGTTGGTGTTCCCGACAGCAAGATGACCTTGCACCCTAAGTTACGTACAAGATCATGCACGAGCTTGGCTCTTGCGCTTGGCTTGGGGAAGGCCCCCATGCTGTGCGCCTCATCGCAAATGATGAGGTCCCAAATTTCGCTGTCCATAACCGTGTGCAGAGACTCATAGTTGATGATAGTCAGCTTAAAGTTCGGACTCAGCTTGTCATAGTCATCCTGTATAGTTGATAAGGCTTTCTTTTTTGTTATAAACAGGGCGTTATTGATGCCTATTTTTTCTACTATACCAAATGATGTGAGAGTTTTCCCGGTGCGAACCTCCATGGCGAGGTAGAGAAATCCGTGGTCCATGATGATTTTGTACCCACGATTGATGATGTCCAACTGATAGGGCCTGTAGTCGAAACTCGGCTTGCTATAGTATTCAATGCTTTCTTTGATTTTGGCTTTTGTAGCTTCATCTGATTTGTATTTTGGCTTTTTCACAATCTGTATTTTTGGTGCCCTTCCTGTCTTCACGTCAACAGTCTTGCCGACAACAGCGTCTAGCATATTGCAGTAGTCCAACATCATTTCGTTGGTATATCCTATCTTTCGTTCGATTATCATTTTATGCTGTACAAGCGCAGTCAAACGCAGGTTTAATCGATTCTAAATCTTGATTCTTAAATAAATTATTTTGAGCTAAGTCCCTTAGTTGTCTATATGTAATATCAGGGAAGTAAGTATGACCGCCAAAAGCGCCATGTTTTTGAGCTTCATCTTCATCGGCTATCCATTTGTCTGCTAACTCAGGAAATGAAGATAGTATATTGATTATGGCATTTTTACCTTTCATAAAGCATAGGTCACAATTTCCAAGTATAGAAGGTATCTCAAGTGTGTATGGCTTCTTTGACCAATAGTCATTTATCATATCCTTGGTTATACCTTTATCGTATAGCGGGAATCTATCTATTACTTTCTTGTATTTCTGAACTCTTCTCTTTACCCTTAGTGGCTCATCTGCCCTGAATCCAATGAAGTTTTCAAATCTTAATATGCCCAATGTTTTTAGGTATCTTTTTGTGGTCTTTATTTTAAGTTCATCAGTGCAAATTCTTTTAACCCTATTAGGTATCACCTTGTGGTTTTTCTTTATAAGCAATGCCTTGAATGGGTCTTCTGCATCCATATACTTTAATCTTATTACAGGTATGCCTTCATGAGCCTCAAAGTCATTTATAAATTTGTAAGTCTTTGGATGTTCTCTACCTGTGTCGCAGAATATAACTAAATCACCTTCTTTGTATTCGTGTATAGTCATATATGCAGATGTTTTACCTCCGCTGAATAAAATTACTCTTTGCATTATTTAATTTTTTATCATTTTATATCGTGTTGCTCTATTAAAATCATGAACTTGTTTGCACACTCAGGGTTTTCATCTATGAAGTCGCCCATAGCCCTTTGGTAGTTGTGAAGTATTGCTGAGTCCATTTTCAGCATATCATCCATTTCTGAAGTTTTCTTTTCAAATTCAGCCTTCTGTCTGAAGTTAATTGTAATCAGTACCGCAAATATCATTACAGTTACTGCGTAATAAATGTATTTCATTTGTCAAGTTTTTTGTGTCATTTACTCGTCACCTTCGTTGTCAGGGACTTCCCAATACCTGCAATAGAAATGTTCACCTAGACTATCTATAGCTTCTTTAGGATATCCCTGCTCTATAAGCCAAGGTATAGGGTCGTATCTTCTGTCTTCAGGTATAGGTTTAGGGAAGCCGTACTTCCATCCTGATGGTGGGTCAATCATTAGCATTGTCTTTGTTTTAATTGTTCTCTATACCATTTAGCACCTAACTTCCAAGCAGAACTTGCTGTATGTTCTTTAAATTCCCAAAATGTATATGATGCTTTCTCTATCTCCTTATCTGATATTTCTGTTTGGGAAGATGTAACTAACTGCATAAACTCATCAAATCTTTGTGAATTAGTTTTTTCTTCATCACTTCCCTTACAAATACATTCTTCCATACCACAACATTCCCATACTTTATAAGTATCTTCTACCATTTCGTTGGTGTCAACAATATGGTTATCACTTCCCTTACTTCCATAAGTTTCAGCATAATACTTCTCTGCAAAATCTGTCCCTTTCCATCTTTCTGCTGCATCTATTATCTGTTGCTTTTCCATTTCTTTGGCTTGTTCAAGTATGGCATACCAAGTAAACTTATCCTTTGGTGTGTCCCATAGTTTCTGGAATAACCATTCTGTTGATGTTTGGGAATTGTTACTTCCCTTAGGAAGATTCATCTCCCTTGACTTGATGGTCTTTCCGCCATCGGGTGATTCGTGTATCATGTTTGATTTTGTTTTTAGGTGGTTCGTAATTTCTTTTAAGCCATTGGAAAAAGTCTATAAGCTCAGATGTCTTCAGTCCCTCATCATATTGCCTATAGACTTTGTCCCAATCATCTGTCAACAAGTTCATACTTACATTGATTAATTAGATCATTAACTGATTCGTCAGACTCGCTGCAATCTTTTATCATCTGATGCAGTTTCTCTAAGTCATCCTTGGTGAACGCAAACCTGCTAGCAGCAAAGTACTCATATGGATACTCGTTCTCTGTCAACTCAATCTCTGACAAGTGAAATGCCAAGATACGCTGAGGCAAAACTGTAATGGTGTATATCACATGGTACTTCTCAAACTTCTTAACCCACTTGCTGTTGGGTATCTCGTTAGGCTTGTGCGAATCGTCTATGCATATACATGGTATCATTAGTCTGATATTTTTTCGTAAAAAGATTCGAAGTCAAACATCTCCTTGTCGGCGTCCCTATGCGCCCTCTCGTAGGCTATCTCAAGGATTGTGCGTTCGGCTTCCAAGTATCTGTCAACATCTATCTCGAAATTTTCGTCGTCTTTTGAGTTTCTTATCTCCTCAAATAGTTGTTGCATCGGTGTCATGTCTTTCAATTTCAAATGATTTCTGAAGTATTGTGTCGTTGATGGTGTCCTCATGGAACCCTAATGATTTAGAGGCTCTTATAAACATGTCGAATACCTCTGAATAAGTCAAGTCTGACCTGTCTCTTTTGATTGCTACTTTTTCGTCGTAGTGTTTCATCACAATGATGAATGGTGTGTTGATGTTGCTCATTTTTTGATTGTTTTTTTACATTTATAACATTTAATTTCTCCTGTGTATGAGTTAAACTCAGGGTAGTCACATTCGCATGATACTACCTTTATTGTACCGTCTTCGTTGAACAAACTCTCTTTAAGTTGGGTTAGTGTCACACACTTCTCGTACATCTCAACATCCTGAAAGTAATCTATCAGCATATCGTATACGTTTGGTGTCAACTCTTCCGTAGGTACATGTGCCGTTATGTTCAACTCAGAATCTATAACCTCTTCTATCGTGGCCAAGTTGGTCAGGATATTAAAAGAGTTCATCATCGCTATGTGCAGAATCTGCTTTGTATTCATGGTCATTCTTTTTTCTTATTATTATCCATCTGCCTACTTGGTCACGTCCCTCCTCAGGCACAGTGCCCTCCTTAAATATAGCGTAAGATACTAACCATTTATAAAACTTTGTCCTGCTTATTGTCATCTTTGACTTTGGTCCATAGTCAGGATACTCGTTGATAAACTCATAGTACAAGTCGTTCTTGTATAGCCTTACTCCTGTCTGCAATATTGAGTGATTGGCGCCATTCTCAATAAGCCCACACCACTCTATAAATTCGTGGCACGTCTCTGCTGATAACTGCCTGATATTCAAGTTAACAAACTTACTCTTGACAAGTCCCGTATTAAGATATCCGCATAAACAACCAATCATGTAGTTGTCAAACTCGCACCAATCGTCATCGTTCCAATCGCCAAACATCAGCTTACCAAACTCATCAAGAGGAGTAAACTCCTTGCTGTAGTATTGGTGTAACTCCAATTCCCACTTGCGACGAGCAAACGAGTTGCCCGCTCCCTTGATGGCGTAGTTGGTGGTGATGGCAATCTTAGGAGACTTGCTGAACGGAATTTTGATGGCGTCCTTGTTCTTCTTCTCAAGCGTCAGCCCCTCGGTAACTACGCTGAACAAGCGCTCAAAGTCAAAGTGTTTCTTCACGTCATCAAAGACAAGTATCTGCGTGTCTGCTGATACCAACTGATAGGCGAACGACCGCTCAAAGGTGAACGACTTTCCGTCAATGGTTACTACCTTCTTCATCTTACTCAGCGCATTCATGAAAAGACCCTTCCCGGTGCCTCCCTCAGGATTGTCGCTGATGACCTCGTCATTGAGTATAACTGCGGGGCAAAAGGAAAGGTTCTTGTGTGCGTGAAGCATAAACCCAATAGTCGACTCCATTGATTTTATACGACCTTCATCGCCTCCGCATATGTTTGATATGAACTTACGATAGTCGCAGTCATCGGTTACGCTGCACATAGTGAAGTTTCGGTCTATGACATGGTCTTTCCACACATAGCCACCCAAGTCCAAGTAGTCTATAGGCTTTACCTCGTCATTGGTAATCTTTACAGCACAGTTCTTATAGTATAGATAAGCTGCGTCTTTAGTATCTTCAATGAAATAAATATCAATGGTAGATAGCATCGAAAGGAACTCCTCCTTAAAAAATCTAGTATTGTCAGCGAAGTAATTATAGATTGATATGTCGTCAAGCTCATATAAATGGTTGAGGACAAAGTCTTTGATTTCCTTCTCGGAAGTATGGTCTACCAAGTTGTTTGTAACCTTTACGAAGATATAACTCTTGCCTCCTTCGGGATAGAACTTGTAGAACCCATTGTCCTCTAGGAATTGCTTAAGCAATATGTGTACCACTCTTATGACTCCCCTGTCGTTTATGGTCCAAAATATCTGCTTAGAGTTCTCCTCCTCTACTTTATTGAGCACTGCGTCTATAATCTCGGGCTCTAAGTCACTCTCCTGCAATTGCAGTCGCACCTCCTTTTTTGATACACCCCTGCGTAGTTTCGCCTTTATGTGATTGATGCGTTCCTCGTCCTCGTAGTACTTAGTACCGAAGTTCATCGTGTTCTTGTACGCAGAATCTATCGTGGTAGATATCTCTCTAGAGGTAAAGTCAGATGATGAGTATTGGTTCAGCACATATGAGGCGAGCCCCTTGTTGACACCAAAATCATTGAATGCCATAGCAAGTATGTAACAGTTCTGATTGCGTTGGCCCTCGCTCATCGGATACTTTTTAGACCACCACTTAACAAGTATCTCGGCAATCTTATTCTCGTCGGTAATAGGTATGGTAGGTTGGTCTTTGAACTTGTTAACCTCAGTGTACTCGTGCTCCTCAATTAGGTCCCATATTGACGAGTTCTCGTTGATGTATATCAGTGGGTCGTATGACTCGTAGCATACACGGCTTAGGTTCTTGCTTGTCTTGTCAAAGTATGGAGAGTTAAAGTACTTCTCTAGACTATTGAAGTAGTTGGAGTGGTTCTCAGGGTCCTTAGGTATCCTTACCAATGCCTTTAGGCCATTCCCTGAAGGAGATATGAACACTGAATAGACATAGTTATTTTTGCTCAGCCTCTCCTTCTCCTGCAACAACTCCTTCTGCTTCTCATACCCATCGAAGTCCAAGCATATGAGCCCGCTGTGGTCTATCAGTGAGTTGTCCGCCCTCTTGTTGAAAGTACCGCTGAAGCATATTGCAGGCAAACTCTTTTTTAGTTCGTTCTTCTCAGCCTTCCTCTTCTCCAATCTAATCTTGTTTACAAGATCCTTGGTGGCTCCGTCCTTTATCCTCTCTAAGATATCGTTGACATCTCTGAAGAATGGAGTCGAAGTCTCCCTTATATTTTGGAATATAGTGACATTATGTGTCGGCATTGTGTCGGTTTTATGTCGGAATTATTTTACTAACTATTTGATAATCAATTACTATGTCAATAATGTTAATTTTATCTTTCTTTTATAGCCATAAAAATAATAATAATAATAAGAGAATAATAAAAAAAGTATAGAAGAAGAAAATTGACATTTCGACATGAATAAAAAAGGGGAGCGAACTCCCCTTTGCTTTGGGTTTTTCTGATACTTAGAACGGCAAGTCGGCGTCCTCTTGTACCTTTTTGGATTTAGAAGCGGGCGCTGTCTTGGCATCAGCCTTAGGCTTGGCTTCAAAAGTGTCCAACTCAGAGTAGTAGTTGCCACTACGTGCCTGCTTGATGTTAATGTTTACCCAACCGCCTTTGTCATGCTTCTTCATGAAGGCAATGGCTTCATCAACTTTCATTGATAATCTGCCCACGACAAAGTCAGGGGCGTTTTCGTTCCTCTTGAAGAGGAATCCGTCTGCGAAGATTTTTTCTTCTGTCATCTTAAATGGTTTAAATATTGGCGCAATCTGTTAATCTTCGTACCGAATCCTTGCGCCTGAACGCAGTACAAAGTATCTTAGTCGAGCGTGTCCTCGATGTAGTAATTCAAGATGTCGTCGGTGGCATTTTGACTGAAATACCTGCGGTATACATCAACAGCCCTCTCAACCTTAGCCTCTCCGCCTCGTAGGAAGCTCTCTGTTGGCCTATAAATACCCAACTGATGTGATTCCTTGTCTATGACAAAAAAGACCAAAGGTTTGCCAAATAATCGCTCGTAGATAAAACACTGCGAATCGTAGTTGTACGACTTGGCTGAGTACCTGAACTTGTTGATGTCACTTGTCGTCTTGAGGTCAATGAGCATGGTGTCTGTCTCGATATCGCACTTGCCCTTCCACATCTCACCCTTAATCTCACCGATACCGGGCTTCTCGTAGTTGTTGCCGTGCTTGTATATCTCATCAAAGAAAACAATATTGCTCTTGATAACCGACACCATTTTATACACATCGTCAACCTCCTTCTTCAGTAGGGCGAACTTTATGTTGTTGTCCTCGCAGAAGTTCTTGTACTCCTTGGTGGTGCGTGTACTCACGTCAACCATCTTGAAGTCGACGGCCTTGTGTGGCTCCAACAATAACTGATGGAACAGACGGCCCTCGGCAAAAGACTTGTTGTCCTCCCTCGGCTTTCTGAAGTCTTGTGGGTTAGTAAGCAAGGCCCCGATGTCAGAATTGGAGAGGTAGTTCTTGCCGAGTCCGCTGTAGTACTCTGCGTCGTTTTTAAGCGTCTCAATTATTTGGCTCATTTTACAAGCAGGTTAATCTCCTTTTGAACAGGAGCGGTGATTTTATACTTTCGTGATAGTTGGGCAACAATCTTGTCTACGCCCAAAGCCTTGTTGGCTTGTATGTATACCTTCACCTTCTCCCAATTGTCAGACTTGGGTGACAACACCTCAAGTTCTTTTGGCTCGGCTACAGGCGTGTCGGCGTCAGGTATATCTTCTCCTGTCCAAAGGAATATACCAAGTCCGTGCATAGCGATAGCCTTTGCTGTGCTACGCTGAATGGTCTTGTTCACATCCATAGAGGTGACCTTGTCTACGCCAATGGCGTTGTTTCTGAAGTCCATGACGGGCAGGAAGTCAATGTGTTCTAAGTCGTTGACTGTGATGCCCACCTTTACCCAACAGGTACGCCCATCGGTGAAGTAGTTGAATCCTGTTTGATCGCATTCGTACACCTTACGCTGTGCGTCAGGGTAGTGGGCTTTCAACACGGCCCATGCGTTGGCCCAAGAAATGTAGTCGAGCTGACCTTTGCGCTCAACCTTGTCCTTCATGTTGACGGAGGACAGCGTCTGAAAAACTGAATTGCTCATGTTTGATTTGATTTTATGAAGTTAATGATAATCCATCCTGAATCTTGTGAACCATGTTGGAATAGTCTGCGTCCGCTCTCATCTTCTCATCCATGGCTATTATGCCACGCATGATGGTGGTGTGCGCCGTCTCATACCCGTTGTCAGCCATGCACCTATTGATGAAGTTGACCTGCATAGGTCGGTGGTAGCATAGGTAGTACAGCGTCTGTCTTGCGTCTACGATATCAGACTTCTTTGACTTGGAGAAAAGCTCTTCCCTCGTTATGTGGTACTTGCGAATGATGATGTCCACATACTCGTTAAATACATCTCGTTTCATTTGATTGATTGTTAATTAGTGCAAAGATAGTGAGTTTAGTTATCTTTACCAAAAAGTTTATCTATTTGTTTTGTAGCCAATTTAGTGGCGTCAGCAATCTTTTCATATGAAACTACTGTAGCCATGAAAAGTATCTCGTTATAGTCGAAGTTTTTGTGTATATATTCAGCAATCATGCTCATCCTAGGCGACTCCTTCCCAAAGAAAGCGTCTTTAATTACGAAGGAAACTAAGTCTTCGTTATGCTTACTAAAATCAGATTGGTTTATACCCAAGGCTTCTGTTGTTGAATCCACATCGTGATTGAATGTCATTGTATTTGTTTTTTTGATTGTTAATAAAAGTGGCACTCTCGCAGTTCCCGCGCACCTGCTGTCCTTATGGTATGAAGAACCTAGCGGAACCAAAGTCAGGACAACTATGTCTGAGCCAACCCCGATGCAAGGGTACAAGGCAAAGTACTCTCCGCTGTTAATTAATCATTTCTGTTTTTTATTCCTATTATTATTGCTACTACTGCGTAGCATACTGATATTATTAGAAGTATCGTCATGTAAATCGTTTATTGTTTTGAATATTTTATAGGCCACTTGCGGTACAATCGCATTGCCGTAACCCATTATTGACTCTTTGCGCCACCTTGAAAAGGTAATTCCGTCCAATTCGGTGGGAAGCCCATCATCTCCGCCACAAAGCGGGGGTTGAGTTGGGAACTCTTCCCACCATCTTTTGATGCCAACCGACTCAGCGTCATGCTGTGCATACTGCCATCCTTCACTTGCGTTGACTTCATTGTCCCTACTGACGATGAACTGTCGAAAGCTGTCGGTGTCGGAAGCATACGAAACTTCGCCATCTGCTTGAGTGGCATCTGAAGGTTGACCCCCTTGTCCTTGTACTTCTGCTTGTCTGCGTCCCACTTCTCCTGACTCCTCGCCGTGTTGTAGTCGAAGCGACATGGAGTCGGTAGCAACGAACCAACATCGCTCTCTGCGATGCGGCGCACCGACACTTGCAGCTGCAAGTAATATCGGTTGTACTTCGTAGCCGCAACCTTCCAAGTCAGCACACACCTCTTCGAATACCAACCCTCCTGACCAATTAAAGATGCCACGAACGTTTTCGCCCACGACGTAGGTTGGTCTAATTTCTTGAACAGCTCTAAGCATGTGAGGCCACAAGTGGCGCTCATCGTTTTTGCCGAGTCGTTTTCCTGCGAGTGAGTAGGGTTGGCAGGGGAAGCCACCTGTAAGGATGTCAATACATCCTCTGTGAATAGTGAAGTCTGTTTGAGTAATGTCATGATAAGAGATTGCGTTTGGCCAATAATGTTTTAATATCTGTCGGGGGAATGGCATCCACTCACAATGGAATACGTTCTGCCAACCCATCCACTCGGCAGCCAAGTCAAAGCCGCCTATACCGCTGAATAAGGATCCGTGTCTCATTTAAGTTGAATAGTTTAGTTTATATTTTACGTTGTACACGGGACTGCATAGCCCGCATGATGAGTTGGCTCTAGGTCGTCGGTGCTTGTAGTGGGTGTGTCCCGCAGGACACACTGCCACCCACTTGCCCTTGATGGTCGCATCGTTTGAACAGCGCTGTCCGTTGCACCCAATATCAATGGCCTTGCTACGCCATACGCTGTCGTGACCATGCCCCCTGCCTACCAAGGCGTGAGCAATCTCGTGCAATATAGTGTTTCGTACGTTGTCAGGCTCCCTGATTTTTGTCAGCGGTGCTGACAAGCCAATGCGTTTCTTGGTGTAGTTACACACGCCGAACCTGCGACGGGCATTGTCAAACTTGAACGTCCAACCGATGTCTATGAGACCATGCTCAAGCATCAGCTCAAACGCCAAGTCCTCAGCATCTTGTAGTGTCATATGAATGTGATTTGGTTTTTAATTTCATTGATATCTGACTTGGCGCTTACGCTGTCACCCTCGTCATCAGCGCCTATGATGACCGCATTGTTGTAGATGGGATATGACCAATAGGGCATTATGAACCCGCCCACAATGTCGTTGGGGCGAAGAAGTATCTCGTCATCCGAGAACATGGTGTCGTCATTGTCAAACCTTATAGGTGCGCAGAAGCAGGTGCAGTTGTTGCCGATAACACCATACAGTTCTCTGAAGTCGCCACCCTTCATTTCAATTTCGTAGACGTCTCGTTTCTGTACGTCAATTTTAATTGCTCTCATGTCGTTTGATTTTATAGATTCGTATTCCATCGACTACCTCCACGTCGATGTTGTAGTTAAGGAAAAGATTGTTGAGGTTTTCCAAAAATGTTTTGCGGTCATTGTCCGATAGGTATAGGAGTCTGTCAATTACTGACTGAAGAATCTCCTTTCTCTCTATCTCAATGTGGTCTGTGTACTTTGTCATATGTTTAGATTGTTAATGTTGGTATTACACCATTGCGCCCATAAAATAATACACCTCCGTCATTGCCCTCATCGTCCGATGACAACACACACATCTCGCTGTTGTCTAACATAAAACAGATTGGTCGCTTATACCAACCCATCATCTCCATCTCCTCGTCGGTGAGGTATCTGACTTCAGTAATTGTTCTGCCCGCCAATACTTTGTTGGCTACATCGCACCAATGCGATAAGATTTTCATTTTTTCTTTCATTGTAATTTGATTTAGTTTTTAATTGTTTTGAAATCATCTTCTGTTATTACCATAAGCACATCCAACTTCTCGCCATAATCTTTGGTTATGAAGTGGACGAGATTGCCATCATCTTGCAAGTCATCTATAGTCATCTCCGTCTCCCACCCGTCCTCAATTCTGCTGATGCCAAACTCACGCAAATCTTCTATCCCTTTGAAGTAGTATGTAGTTCCATCGTCGCTAAAAATTAATCTGTATATTACTATCTGTTTCATGTTGTTTGGTTTTATAGTTCTGCGTTGAATGAGCAAGAGCCTTGTGCCTCTACACAATCCTTAATCTTGTTGCCCAATATGTAATCGGCATAGTCAGATAGGTCCGTCTCAAGTATGCCATTCTCCTTGAGAATTTGGTCGTTGTAGCCTCTGCTACTACCAAAGAAGTCGTCCATTTTCTTCATCCTATCTCCTAACTTATCCTCAATCCTCTTCAGCTCGTCCTTAATATCTTGTAGATGACTCTCGTCAAAGTAAAAGTCAACTGATTGTGGCTCGATCATCTCTCCGCCGAATCTTTCTGCGGCTACTGATGATTGCACAGCGAACCAAAACTTTCCTTCAATGTCTCCGTTGTAATAGCGTCCCATAATACTTGTACAGTTTTTTATGTGGTGGCTCCACGTTTTTTTTATTTAGAATTGTGTCCAATACATGAACTCATCATTATACGCCTCAGATAAGTCCTTGTATCCTTTAAGATTTGCATATAGAAGTGCGTCCTTCTCGTACTTGAAATATTCATCGCCGTCGCCAACAACCCACCCCTCGTCCATCTCCTCCTTCGTGGCTGAACAGGTCCTGCCATGGCACTCAACAATGTAGCGCTCACTCGGTACTTGCGGTACCTCCCTAAGCATATCAATAGGCACCTTGTCCATTGCCTCTTGGTCGTCTGCTGCGTCCACCTCAACCGATACAGTTGAAGTCGTGACTAATGTTATTGTGTATCTCATTTGTATTGGTATAAACTCATTAAACATTTCTTTATATTCTTATCAGCAAACACCTCCTCAATAGATTCGAATCTGCCTGAGCAGTTGCTGCCATTTACCATGTACGTGACGTAGATGTACGAAAACACACCCTTGTATGAATGCGTAGTACCATCGGGTAGCGTCAGATACTTTGACTCACACACATACTCCCACCTTATGTTGTAGCTGTCGTATGGTGAGTTCGGTTTCTTTATCCTGCCCTTAGCGTAATAGATGTCCGACTCATCTGTCGCTATTATCCCCATCCCCTCTAAGTCCTCGTTGAGCCGTTTCACATCGTCACTGACCTTCGCCTTCATCGCCTTCAGTAAACTCTCGCTGATGGCTTGATGCTCCGCAAGTATCCTTGCTGATTCGCCGATGGCGTTGTCAATCTCGTTTCGGTTGATGAGACCATGGCGCGTTGACGCGCCCTCTGTTTTGTTTAGTTTTGCGAACTCGTCTCTGAGGTCGCTGATAATCTTGTTTTGCTTTGTTGTCAACATACTTTGTTTGTTTATTGGTTATATATAATTTGCCTTCTTGTACCACGAGTGGCAGGACTTGCACAGCTTGGTTTTCTCATCGTGTATCACGTCGCCCCAACAATCTTGACACACACTGCCGTATGGCTCCTTCGGCACGTCCTTGTCCCAATCCCAATCATCCCACCCGAAGTAGTAGTCGTCCTCAATCTTTTTGGCTTGCTTCACCTCCACGTAGTCATCGTCCCAAAGTGTCTTGACGGCATACTTGCCGTTGGGAGCGGGTGGCGCTTTGGTATATGACGGCGCTTTGTACCGGTACTTGTGCGAGTACACCGCAGTGCACTGAGAGATGATAGTCATGCACATCTGTAAGCAATCCTCTACGTCCCACACATTGACATACTCGTCAGCCATGTGAGGTCGGTAGTAGCCACACGACATATTGGCGACTGAACACTTGATACCATTCTGCTTCAACGCCATAACATCGGTCATCATCCCCTGAGCAAACTTGTACCCATGCCTGCTGATGATGGGCTTCACCGCCTCTTGAAAGTCACAGGAGCTGAGGTCGACACCACTTGCCACCGTCACGAAGTCATCATTACCCTTGCGGTCACACTGCAACACAAACCTGCAATCCTCAAAGAAGGTCATGTCAGCCACATACGAGCCGTTACACCCCACCTCCTCGTCGCGAAAGAACGCCACCTTCATCACGTCAAACCGCTCCAACATCTCAAGGGTGATGTATACACCGACCTTGTCGTCGCCACCGATACCCGTCTGCTCCATCCTCACCCTATTGAAGCCCGTAATCAGCCCATCAAACTCAATAGGATGCAGGTCCTCAACAATGTCATGAACTGTGTCCATGTGTGACACCATGCATGGATATGTGATGGCGTCGCCCTTGGTCACGTAGATATTGCCGTTATGTGTGTATATTGTTGTGTTTGGTATCGCCTTGACACGCCTTACGATGTACGCAAACATTCTCCATTGGTCGTAGCTCTCTGATTGTATAGAGAGTACCTCTTTTAGTCGTTCCATAATTATGCTACTTTATTTACGATTGATTCATGATAATAGTCCCCATTTACTTCATACGCCTCAGTTCTTAGTATCCAATTGCCCTCGTAGTCCTCTACGCAATCCTCGGTCCTGTAATACTTCTCGTCTCTCTCGCAGTACACAGCGTCATCGGCAAGTACCCACTCGCCCTCATCGTCAAGGTATCTGATATCGTCATCGTCCTTCTCATACCAATCCCCACTGACCTGCACGATATGAGTATCCTCGTCATGAGTGGTCCACACATTACCTCCCACATGTATAGCGTGATTGTCACACACATACTCACCCCGATACTGACCTCTGTCAACATAGTACATCTCATCCTCGGGATACTCACGCCCACACACACAGCACTCCATCCACCTTGTGTCACCCTCTCTGCTACCGCCCGTATCATTGTAGGTGTATTCGCCACTGCCGTAATTATTGAGGGAGTTGTAGTCACCATTTGAGAACGTGTCTATGTATGGGTAGTAGTCCCACTCTGCTTCTCCCTTGTTCTTCGTCCACACAATCAGCTTCTTCTCAAACTCACCCTCGTTAGACATGAACATACGCTTGTCGTCATAGGACTTGTAGTTCTTCTTCCAAAACCAATTCTCTTGGTCCCGAGCATAGTCAATGAACATCTCATAGTAATGCTCCCGAGCCACATACACCCTGTCCATAAACGTCTTGCCCTCAGGCAGTCGCCACAGCAATGCCCGACCCGATAGCAATCCCTCGTTGTTGTACATACATAGGATGTCAACGTCAAAGAGGTGGTAGAATGTGAGGTAGTCCCTGTCCCCATTCATACACGAGCCGTTGAGCGAGGCACCTCCGTCCTCCCTTTTCTCGCAGTACACATCGGGGATGGCTGTGTTCGGCTTGATGACAAATGTCTTCGCCTCAGCCTCACACTTGGCTTGGTAGAACCTTGCGAACACCTCGTAGTCAGTGTCCTTGAACCGCTTCTGTGCCTTAGGTGTGAGGACCTTACGGATAACACGAGAGGGGCGACCATTTTGGCGACCTTCTCTTGACCAATCACCTTGGTCATTGACCTTGTGCTCCTTACCTGCGGGTAGGAAACTGATTGTTCCGTCATTTCTGAACGTGAGGTAGTCAATTTCCTTGTCAGTCACAGCCAACTTGTAGGCATTGTATTGACTCCTTTTAAGCCATACGCACTCATGCAGTAGGCTTGCAATCTTGCTCTCCTCTCGCTTCTCGCAGAGGAAAGCCCTGAAACTTTCAGAGTAGTTCATAACTGTTTGATTTGTTAGTGTCTTCAAAGACACTCGGTTAAGGAATAGAAAATGTGTGGTTAATTACTAATAATACACAAATATAGCACATATTAAGATAACATCCAAATTTATTTGGGTGTTATTTTGTTCTACGCCACTATATTTTGTTCCAAAAGTTGCTCTGCCTTTTGGATGGTGGCATGATACCTTAAATCGTACATGTCCTCATCGTCATAGTCGTAGTAGTTCAAGTTTAGGTATTCACACACCTGCTTGTCAGTCCAATCCCTGACGATGTTGATGGCTAATTGATACGCGTCTTGCATTTGATTTGATTTTATGGTTTCGTAGTACGCTAAAGCGTACTATTCAATTATGTTTCATCCCACTGCATACGCCGTACCCTTTGCGTTGGGATAATCTGATTATATTGTCAGCCACATCCCGAGGCACCACCTGTATCGTGTTGCCTGTTTTGTGGTTCGTGATGGGTACGCCACCGACACGCTGAACATTTGAGCAGTTCACGCAGTTCTTGTAGCCGTACCTCGTGAGGCGGAGCAACGGCATAGCCCCGCCACATTTTACGCAGTTTGTCGTTTCCATTAGTATCCAATTAATCCCGATCTTTTGGAACCAAAGCACGCATTGTTTGGGCAGCCTTTGGCATTTCGGCAGTTTTTAATGTAGCCGCACGATGATAGTGCGACCATCATGGCGATGCAGGCAATTAGCAATAGGGTTAAGTTGTGGCTGATTTTCTCGTTGTTTGACATTTTACTTGAAATTAAAGGTTATGAAATATGTATAAGATGCTCATAAAGAAGCACATGACTCCACCAACGAAGATGGCAGTCATGTATTTTTCTCTTATCCACCCAATACTATGAGCAGATACTCCAAATAACATTGCCGACATTGACCATGTCATTTGAAGGAATAGCATTTGAAAGGGTGTGTTATCCCACGACACGATGGCGTAGGATGAAATGGTCATGTAGAAGATACTGACCACTGCAAAGAAGATTGATAATGTACGCATTTGATTTGATTTGTGAGTGTCTTCAAAGACACTCGGTTTGAAATTAATTGTAGCCGCATCCCACCACAGCACGCCACCACACCCGACCTCATCCGACCACAGCCCGCCATGATAGTATGATAGTGCGAAAAAAAAATTAGGGGCCGTAGCCCCTAAGATTATTTGATTGCTTTTTTGATTTCTTCAATCAGCATGGTGGCGAATTCTTTGGATATTGTACCCGATATTTTTATATCGCCCTTCGCACTGCATGAGGCTTTGAACATTTGAGGCTTCGCCTTTGGTTCCTTCACTTCGCCTTCGCCTTCGCCTTCGCCTTCACTTTCTCCGCCCTCCGCAAATTTTATGAACTTTGCGATTGAGCAAGTATTGCCTTGTGCGTTCTCCATTGCCTCATAATTTTTGCGGGTTTGGGTGTCAATTTTCGCCGCCTTCATTATTTTGTAAGCCCATGATTTCTCAATCTTATATTCACCCTTTATAAACTCCTCAATAGTTGGGTAAGGATTGCCTTGCGTCTTGTAGTATTCCTTGCCTTCATCAGTTTTGAACTTTGGGATATCAACATTTAGAACTTCACCCATTTCAATGGAAATTGCAAATTTTGTTTCTTCGCACTGCTTTAATTTTGCATTTAATTGTGCGAACTTTGCGAACTGAAAAATTGTTTTTTTGTTGCTCATGACTTTTGTTTTGTGAGTGTCTTTGAAGACACTCGGTTTGTTAATTTTTGGGGAGTGTCTACTTCCCCGATTGACAATACAAATATAAGACACTATTTTAACACTACAAAATTTTTTTTGTGTTTTTTTTGTTTTTTATTAAAAATTTCGTTTTTATTCAATGAAATGACTATTTTGTTAGATGCCATCTAAAAAACTAACTATTTCATTTGAAATAATTTAATGAATAGGCGAAAAAATTAGAAATGAAAATGTAATGGCTAGTAACGGATAGGGATAGACGAAAAATAAAGAACCTAAATTTTGGGAGGGGGTATTGCCCCTATGCGAAAACTAACTAACATTTGTTAGTTTTTTATTTTTTTCGTGTATGCGAAGCCGTTATACTAACGGGGATGAACACACGAAACGGGCTGACTAACGGGGACGCGTAGACGAAAGGGGACTAACGGGGACGGATAGGTGAAACGAATGTACTAACGCACACCCGTACACGAAAACGCCAAAATATCGGTGACGCGTACACGAAAGGATCCCCCACCCCCTAATTTTTTTTTCGGTTTCCATTTCGGGTGCCGAATCGCAAAACGGGTATATTACCCCCACATTCATGGCATCTGATATAAAATGAGTCTTTCATCGGAAACCATCCGATAAAAGGGTGTATATTTGACTAACTAAAATATTTTACTATGCCAAGATTAAATTTGTCTAACAGCATTTATCAGCAAAAGGGTTCGGGATACGGTTTGACTGTTAAGGACGGGATGTTGATTAATAATCGTCCATGTGGTCAGACAGGAATCAAGCAAATTTCCGACATGAAGAAGGAAATCAGACGCCAAGAAAAGATCGAAATCGTCGCTCAGGGCATCAACAGAGCAGAGGATATGAAAAAATTTGTGTTTTAATTGTGTGGTTTTACTCGTTTGATTTGGGCGGGACTTTTCTAAGTCCTGCTTTTTTTTTGCAATTATGTATAAATTCGTCGTTAGTGGTGTCGTTTTTACGACGATTATTTTTCACTAACTAATTGATTATCAATACTAATGTCAATAATGTTGATTTTTTCTTTCTTTTATAGTCATAAAAAAATAATAATAATAATAGAGAGAGAGAGAGAGATAGGGAAGAAAAAATTCGACATTTCGGTATAAATTTGGTTTATGGCAAGAAATCGCATCAAAGTGGTTTACACAAAATTGGGTAGGGAGAAGGTTTGGGGGCTTGCTCACATTGGTGATAATTTGATTGAGTTGGATGCGAGGTTGAAGGGGAAGAAGCATTTGGAGATATTGGTTCACGAGGCGGTGCATCTTCTTCTGCCTGAGGCAGACGAGGAGGAGGTGGTGAGGGTGTCAGTTGCTTTGACTTTGCTTTTATGGGCTGAGGGGTATAGGCGTGTAGATGGCGATGAGGAAATTTTTTTGCAGGATGGTATGCAATGACTAAATTTGTTTTACAAAATCGAATCAAATGGAATATTCTCCCAAAGAATTAGAGTTTGCCTCTCAGGCGCAGAAGCGCTTGGCAGATGGCATAGACAAGATGGCCCGTGCTGTGAAGAGCACTTTGGGCCCTAACGGTAACACGGTGTTGATTGAGTCTCCTCAGCACACGCATGGCATCACGGTCACCAAGGATGGTGTGACGGTGGCCAAGGCTATTGAGCTGTTGGACCCGATTGAGAACTTGGCGGTGAAGATGATGAAGGAGGCGGCAGACAAGACGGCGACGAGTGCGGGTGACGGGACGACTACAGCGATTGTGCTGACAGAGGCGTTGGTAAAGAGTGGGATGGCTTTGATAGAGCCGAGCATGAACAGGACGGCGGTGTTGAGGTCGTTGGTGGAGATGAGTGAGATGGTGGTGGACAATCTCAAGGACAGGGCACGCAAGTTGACGAACAAGATGTTGGTGGACGTAGCGACGATTAGTGCGAACAATGACAAGTCGATAGGCAAGATAATTGGCGAGGTTTACAAGGATGTGGGGCGTAGTGGTATTGTGACGGTTGAGAAGAGTCAGACGAGTGAGACGTATGCTGAGACGACCAAGGGTATGAAATTTGACAGGGGGTATTTGAGCCCGTTGTTCATAAACGACCACAAGAAGGACGAGTGTGTTTTTGAGGATGTGATGGTGTTGGTGGCTGACACTGAGATAGCGAACATATTGCAGATTGAGATGGTTTTGAAACCAATCATCACTGAGGGCAAGAAGCTGCTGATTATCTCTCCTTGCGGAACGAACGTGGTGAACACGTTGGCTGCGAATGTGGTGAAGGGGAACCTGAAGGTGGTGGCTGTCGCTCCGCCCAACTTTGGGTACAAGCAACACGAGCTGATGCAGGACATTGCGCTTAGCGTGGGTGCCAAGTACTTCAGCGAGAAGACGGGTGACGACTTGAGCTTGATTAACTACGGTGACTTGGGCCATGCGGCCAAGGTCATCGTGAGCAGGGATAAGACCATAGTTCTTAAATCCTCGCTGCGTAGTAGTGAGGATAAAATTAATGAGCGCATCAAACAACTTTGGGAGGCCCATGCACAAGCCACCAAGAAGAACGACAAAGACTTTTTACTTGAACGTATCGCCTCACTCTCAGGTGGCATCGGGGTGATTTATGTTGGTGGCAACACTGACCTTGAGCAGAAGGAGCTGTACGATAGGGTTGAGGATGCGGTGATGGCGGTAAGGTCGGCTCTTGAGGAAGGGATACTTCCCGGGGCAGGCAAGGCACTCGCCGAGATAAGTGCATTATCGCTTAAGCCGAATGACAATCCTGAGACAGTTGTAGCGATGAATATGCTCCACGCTGCATTACAGGCTCCTAGAGCGCAGATATTAGAAAATGCAGGGTTAGATGCCAAAAACATCTACGATGGCACAGAGAGCCTCGGAGAGGGCTATAATTTGAAAACGGGTTTGAAGGGTGACTTGATTGAGATGGGAGTGATTGACCCTGTGAAGGTGACGAGGTCGGCTTTGCAGAATGCTGTGAGTGTGGCGGTGACGATACTGAGCACAAATGCAATAATCACAATGGCACGTTCATATGAGAGTAGGAGTAGTATATGAGGTGGTGCCGCACGCTGAGTGCTTGATATGTGGTCACAAGTGGGTGGCCATCATAGAGAGTGACCAAATTGTGTGGCCCGACGGAAAGGTTGACATCAAGTATGTCGACAGGGTTGAGTGTCCGTCATGTCACAAGATGACGACGGTCAAAAGAGATACTGACAAGATGCTGAAAAAGATTATTGAGGAGTTTCCTGAAGAGAAGATTATCAGGGTAAACAAATTTGACGAGGCTATAATTGGTATCGACGAGGAGAGTATGCGGTTGGTATATTCAATTGCAAAGTGCATTAAGATTCTCATGAAAGAAGGGTTAGATGAGGAGACGGCTTATGGGCATTTGTACTTTGATGTAATTGGCGAGAACTTTGGAGCGCCATACCCTATATGGGTTACCGACAACCTATGATTGACTAACAACGGAAATATAGCCGAGATTAAATTTGCTTTGCTTTGTATGGAGCAGGGCATAGCCGTCTCAAAGCCTTTGTTTGACATTGCCAAGTATGACATGATAATAGACATCAAAGGTTGTCTGATACGGATTCAGGTAAAGTCTACGCAGTATCTGAACAAGGCGAATCCTAATCACTACTACAACTGCATCGTGTCTTCGGGCACAAAAGGGAAGGTTAAGTATAGCAAGGAGAGCATTGACTTTATAGCAGCATATGTGATACCTGAGGATGCATGGTATATCATACCGATAGAGGATATAACCGCTCAGTCAATAAAACTATACCCGCACAGGGAAAATTGCAATCACAGATACGAAAAATACAGGATACAATGAAAGCGATAGGAAAAAACATCATCATCAAGTCAATAGACGAAGAGGTAAAGACGGCGTCAGGATTGTTGCTGTCGGGCAAGGATGCCGACCAACTGAGATACAAAAAAGGGGTTGTTGTCAACCCCGGTACCGACGTGTTGGTAATTCACGAAGGCGATGTCATCTACTACGATAAGGCGCATGGCTTTACGATGATGATAAACGACGAGCAGTATACCATCATTCAAGAGCATCATATCGTCGTTGTCTTGTAGCCTCGTTCATCTTCATGATATAGTTCTTGTAGAGCATGTCCCTGTGGTTGCCTCCCTTGAGGAACATGGGGTTATTCTCTCCTGTCTCAGGGATTTCTTCTCCTTCCAACCTTTTATACAGGTCGCCAATTACACGTCTGCACTTGTATGTGATGGTGTATAGTGCTTTCTTTCTACCATTCTTTTCTCTGAACTTTTCAATCCACTTTTCTTTCATTAGGTCGTAGAACCGCTTTTTGTTCCAAGTGAGCAACTTGTTGAATCTCGTGAAGTCGTCGTGACTGAAGTACTCTTCGGAGTAGAGGAACAGGAGCATGTCTAGGTCCGCCTGAGAGATATTGTACTTCTTTTTGGTAAATTCACGGATGACTTTCCAATACTTTAGGTAGTCCTTTTTCATTTAATTTAATTTATTATTTTTGTTTTGTAAAAATACTCAATATGTCGGATATACTGAAAGACTTAGGTATAAACATTGGCCTAGCTGTGGCAGGGTTTTTTGGTAGTCTTTTGCTTGTAGGTAAAACATCAGCAGATAATCTAAAGCAAACACTGACCTCAATTATTGCGGGTATTGCTTCAGCTAATTACCTTACACCTATCGTAGCAGATTTACTTAGCATAAATAAATCAAACTATAAATTTTCGATAGCCTTTATCCTTGGTTTTTTGGGATTAAAAGGGGTAGAATTGATTACTTTTAAAATCTTTAAAAATGGCCACAGCAATAAACCTAATAGCTAATCTTATCATGCTTTTCAGCATGATTATGTTCATCATAGGGGTCTTTGGAAGACACAATGAGATTATAAATAGACTGAACTTATTGGAGCATTGGATGATAAAAATAGCCTTATGCGCTACTGCCGCAGGTGCATTTTTTGACATATTAACTCTATACACTCCAACTTTCTCAGATATTTTGCTTAATATTGGTCTCGGATTGCTGTTCCTTTGGGCCGCAATCTTCCATTGGAAATATTTTATAAACAACAAAAAAGATAACAATGAAAAGTAAATCTTCTCCGAATTTGCCCGCATCATCTCGCATGCAAATGCCTAGTGGTGGTACAAAGACATCTAAAATGGTTAAGGAAACCGCAGGAATGAAAGGCGGTAAAGGCACTACTAAGAAAGTAATGACTGCTGCAAAGAAAAAATCAGTAAAACCTAAATACTAATAAGATGGGAGTACTGAAAAGAAAAAAGAAAGAAGAAGAAGCTCCTGTTGAAGTAGAAGTGAAGGTTACCAACCAAACAGTTCCTACTAACTTACCAAATGCTAACAAGGCTAAGCCTGTTGTAAAGCAAATTGGTCATCAGAGCAGAGATTTTCGCAGACCTTTAAAAGGTATCTGATATGGCTGACAAGTCAAAAATGAAATGCAACCGTCCTGTCCCTTCTGATAAAGCAGGTAAGAAGAAGATGGTTAAGGCCTGTAGTGGGGGAGAAGAAAAACTCCTCCACTTCGGAGCTAAAGGTTACGGCAACAACTATAGCGCTGCTGCTCGCAAGAGCTTCAAGGCTAGACATGGTTGCGACACAGCAAACGACAAACTGACACCAAGATATTGGGCTTGTAAGAACCTATGGGCAGGACCCGGAGGTTCAACAACATCTAATCCTAAAGGTAGAAAAGGAAAATACTAATACTATGGCAACATCAATGAAGAAAATAGTAAAGAAAGCTGCTAAGTTTGAATCTAAGAAATCATTAGATGGACCTATGAAGTTTTTAAAGGGTAACGCAAGTATGCCTGTAAAAAAGAAAAAGTAATGCCAAAAGACGCCTGTTATAGAAAAGTAAAAGCACAGTATGACGTGTTCCCTTCGGCGAGGGCGTCACAGGCTATTGCTAAATGCAGGAAGTCATCAGGTAGTGTCAGGAAAACAGAGGAGGGAACGTCATTAAAAAGGTGGCAGAACGAGAAGTGGGTAGACACAAGAACAGGTAAGGCATGTGGTGCAGGAGGGAAGAATGAGTATTGCAGGCCGACAAAAAGGGTTTCATCTCAGACGCCCAAGACAAAGTCTGAGATATCACCATCAAAACTCAAGGCTAAGAAGGCAGAGAAGTCAAGGGTTGGTATGGGCAAAAGAGTATCTAAAGTATAATCATATGAGCAAGTTCACTCAGTTGGCTAACAAGTTAGACAAGAAAAAAGGCGTGAG